GGCCGCGCCGCTGACCCGGGGGGTGGGGGGTCTGGCGCGGGGGTTTGCTTGTAGTCTTTTATAAAAATTCACCCCGGACCCCGACCCAAACCCCTATGACGCACCATCCCGAGTGTGCGATCCCCCTGGTACTTCCTTGCCTCCCCCCTGGTTATAGTGAATCATGTAAAAATGCATGAAATTGACGTAACTTCCATAGAAAACAGCCAAAAACACGACATTTTACAGCTAATTCCAGAGGAGTTATTACGCCTGGTAAAGGCTCTTCCGGTCTCTATTTTGGAGCAAAACGAGGTTACTTTAGCCACTTTGGTGCGTCCCACGGAGCAGAAGCATTTGATTCGTGTTCAGTTTTGGAACCTGGTTGAAAAGAACAAGGCCCGGGGCACCCGATTCACGATGCAGGAGTTATCATCTGGTATAAGTACGCCTGAATTTCTATCAAAATGCTGCCGAGACAAGCACTTTCTTGCCTGGTTATTGATCCCGCGTGTGTCTTACGACGTGCGTGTGGAGGCCCTTCTGGATCAAGGGTATGAAAGACTTAGAGAAGTGCTGGAGTTGCCGTTTACGGATGAGAAGGGTCAGAGCAACACTAAGGCGATAGGTCAGGTTATTGCGGTGGTGAAGATGTTGGATATGAGAAGACATGGTGGATACGTGCAGAAGATTGAGGAGAAGAGTTATCAGATCCATGCGAAGGCTGGGGATAATACTTTGGTACCGGGCGCGGGGTCCATGACTTTAGATGAGTTGGATATGAAGATTAAGGAGTTAGAGTCTAATCTTGGTATACGGCAGTTATCGACGACTACGACTATAGAGATTGAGTCGGAGGCAGTTGATGAGTGACTTGAAGGCGATAAAGAAGAAGAAGTTAGAGTTGCTGGAGCAAGAGGATAGGAAGAGAAAGGGGTTACCGCACATATATGGTTTTCCCTGGTATGATTGGGCGCATGACTTTTTTACTACGCTTAATAAAGTAGCTCTTTTGACGGCGGCGAACCAGGTCAGTAAGTCTTCGACTAATATAAGAACTTGCATAGAGTGGGCGGTGAATAAGGACTTGTGGGAAGTGTTGTGGCCGAACAATACTCCTAGGCAGTTCTGGTACTTGTACCCCGATTATGCGTTCGCGACGAGTGAGTTTGATACGAAGTGGGTCCCCGAATTTTTGCCTCGTGGGGAGATGAAGGATGATCCTGTGTATGGTTGGGAAGAGATGTACAAGCAGGGTAAGCAGATCCACTACATACAGTTTAAGTCTGGTGTCAGGGTGTACTTTAAGGCGTACTCGCAGGATGTGCACAGTCTTCAGGGTAGTACGGTTCATGCGATATTTTGTGATGAGGAGATGCCGTCGGAGTTGTACTCAGAGTTGCAGTTTAGACTTGCAGCTACCAATGGTTACTTCCGCATGGTTTTTACTGCCACTAGGTCTCAGGAATTTTGGCGAGAGGCTATGGAAGAGATCGGCACACAGTTTGAGAGATTTAAGAACGCGTGGAAGAGGTCTGTGAGTTTGTATGATTGCTTGGAGTACAGGGATGGATCCAAGAGCCCGTGGACGAGGGAGAGAATTAAGGAAATTGAGGACTCGTGTAAGGATGACAACGAGAGGTTGCGCCGGGTCCATGGTCGGTTTGTACGATCAGACTCTAGACTTTTTACGTTTACTAAGAAGAGAAACTCTTTTGTTCCAGGGGAGAACGACTGGTTAGTGCCGCCTAAAGATTGGATGGTTTTTGCTGGTGTCGACATAGGCTCTGGGGGGGATGAGAACTCGAAGTCTGCGATTGCTTTGGTAGCAGTAAGGCCTGACTTTAGGTATGCCCGGGCATTTAGAGTTTGGCGTGGTGACGGGACGATTACTACGGCGGGGGATGTGTTTAACAAATACTTGGAGATGACTGCAGACCTAGATGTGTTTGCAGCATATTATGATTATGCAGCAGCAGACTTCTACACCATCGCAGAGCGCGCAGGTGTACCATTTACCCGTGCGGATAAAGGGAACAACCGGGGTATTGAGATCCTCAACACGTGTTTTACTTACGGTATACTTTATATTGATGATACTGGCGATCTGGAGCTTATGAAGCTTGCCAACGAGTTGACCAATCTTGGTGTAGACTCTAAGAAGGGCGATGACTTGGCGGATGCTTTACGGTATGCGCTTTCTAAGCTTCCGATTGACTGGTTGAAGTTGAAGGAAGATTTCAAGAAGGGGATCAAGGCCGCGGTGGCTAAGGTCGAGGAAAATGAACTGATTAAGGAACGAAGAGGGGTACGGCAGCAAGTAGAGGCTCCAGACTTGGGTAGGTCAGTGGCTAGTGAGATTGCTGAGTGGAACGGTCTTTTGGATATGGAGTAGAGATGACGTTTAAGGAAATTGAGAAGTACATCAAGTTTGGTAGGAAAATGGGGCTAAAAGAGCTTAAGATTGGCGATTTTGCTGTTAGTTTTGGGGAAGAACCTGTTAAAATGAGCCGAAAGTCAGCTAAGGAAAAACTTGCACTTGACGAGATTAGAACGCAAGCTATCTTAGACGAGATGAAAATAATGGATCCCGTAGAATATGAAGAAAAACTTTCTCTTGGTGAGATTGAGGGCTAAAAATGTCTGATAGTAAGAAACTTCAAGAGCTAAATAAGATGTACACCGACGCTGAGACTGCGGACAAAGAAGTCTATGCAGAGATGCGGTCTAATGTGTTGTTAATTTCTGGTGATCACTACGCCAAGAAGAACTGGAAGTTCATATCTTCACTGCGTGATAATACGGCTTTGACCAATGATCAAAAGATTCGTTTGGTTAAGAACCATGTGAACCGTATTTATAAGATTTATGTGAATAACATCGTATCGATGGCCCCCGGCACAACGATTGTGCCTAAGAATGAGAAGGAACTTCAGGACCAAAAGGCTGCAGAGATGCACAAGTCTGTTTGGCAAGATATCAAGCAAAAGCTTGGTTATGAAGAGATGGTTCAGCAATTAGCGGGTGATTATGTAGGTCTTGGTGAGGTATTTGTTAAGGCATATTGGGATTGGGAAAAGGGATACCTTAAGAAGACTGAGCAACAAGTAGAGATGGGTACAGATGGTCAGCCACAAGTAGTTGGTGAGACCAATAAGTTTAGCGGTCAGTTGGTTTGGGAGAGAATTTTTGCGTTTAACGTGTTTAGACCTAGCAATTGCCAGAGTTTTTATGAGGCAGAATGGCTTGGTATACGTAAGATGGTTCCCAAAGATAAACTCATGGAGAAGTACGGTGAGGATGAGCAGATTAAGAAGGGTTTAGAGTCTGATGGTGAGACTACCTTCATGGTTTTTGACTCTAACAAAGCAGGATACCAGGAAAAGAAGCAAGATTTGTTGGTGAAGGAGATTTACTACAAGCCTTGTGCTGAGTATCCGAATGGATATTTTTATATTTATACTAAAGGTGCGATTTTAGAGGAAGGGGAACTTCCTTTTGGTATGTGGCCATTCGCGCAGGCTGGTTTCGACGAACTTCCTACGCACCCACGTTACAGATCGTTCATCAGACAGATTAAGCCATATCAGGTTGAGTTGAATCGTGTGGCGAGTAAGATTGCTGAGCACCAGATCACTTTAGGTGATGATAAGTTGGTACTTACGAATGGATCTAAGATGAGTCCTGCGGGAGAGCAGCCTGGAATCAGAGCGTTCTCTGTGTCAGGGGCAAGTCCTGTGGTTATTCCTGGTAGATCAGGTGATCAATTCCTTGGTTACATGAGTGCGACGGTACAAGAGATGTACCAAGTTGCGATGGTTCAGGAAGAGTTAGAAGAGAAGCAGTCAGGACAGATCGATCCTTATGCTTTACTTATGCAGTCTTCTCGTTGGAAGAAGAAATTCTCTCTTCATGTGCAGAGATTTGAGAGATTCTTGAACGAGCTAACTAGATTATCTTTAGAGATCACTAGGCAGTTTATTGAGACAGATGAATTGGTTGCAGTAGTTGGTAAGAGCGAAGCGGTTAACTTAGCAGAGTTTAAGAAGCAGTCTTTCCTTGGTTATGACATTGAGATCGAGCCACAGGTTGAGGATGCTGAGAATCGTATTGGTAAGAAGTTAGCTTTAGACAGATATATTCAGTATGCAGGAGCAAATCTTAGCAAGGAAGATATTGGTAAGTTCTTGCGACTTGATCCGTACTTGAATACTGAGCAAATGTTCTCTGATTTCACTCTGGCGTACGATAATTCTGTGAACGACATCTTGGCATTGGACCGAGGTGAGTCTCCAGATATTAACAAGTACAGATATCCAGATGTTGGGTACATTGTGCAGAAGTTATCTCACCGAATGGGTTTGAGTGATTTTAAATTCTTACCTCCTCAGGTGCAGCAGAATTATGCGATGTACTTGCAGCGGTACGAGATGCTTATTGCTCAGATGGCGCAAGAGCAGGCTGCATTAAATGCAGATATGATTCCTACGGATGGTCCATTGGTTAGAACTGACTTATGGGTCCAAGATCCTGCGAATCCTGCGAAGCAGATTAGGTACTCATTACCTACAAGTTCTCTTCTTTGGATTAAGGATAGAATGGAGAAGCAGGGAGCTACGATGGATGTACTAAATGCTCAACAGCAAGCAGTTGTTGGTGACGTAGTACAACAGTTGAAGGCGAGTGCGGCTAGACAGCAAGCAGCGCAGGCTCCTCAAATGCCCCCCGAAGCGGCGGCACTAGCACAGAAGTTAGCTACTATGGGACAGGCAAGTTCCAAGTAAAGAAAGGAATAAAATATGTCAGAAGAACAAGTTCAAGGAGGAGCGGTTGAATCTGCTCCAGCGGAAGGGATTTCCCAAGAAACACCAGTCGAGACTTCATCAGCACCTGTAACAGAAGGTATTGCTCAGGACTCTACTGAATATGCTCCTAACTATAAGTTTAAAGTTATGGATGAGGAGAAGGAAATTGATGAGTACCTTCGTCCAGTAATTAAGGACCCCGAAACTGAGAAGAAGATTCGCGAATTATACGAGAAAGCTTACGGGTTAGACTATGTTAAGCCCAAGTATGAATCGACTAAGAAAGAGTATGAGGCTCTTCAGCAGAACTGGAATATGGTGTCTCAGGATGTCCAAAAGGTAGGAACATTCCTAAAAAATAAAGATTTTAGTTCTTTTTTCAATGCTTTTAAGTTGTCAGACGAAGATATTTTCAAATATGCTATGGGTAGATTGGAATACTACGAGATGCCGCAGGAAAAGCGAGCAGCTTTAGACGCGCAGGCGCAACGTAACCAAGAGTACGCTAATTTGATGATGGAGAATCAGCAATTTAAGCAAGCTCAGCAAGCTGAAGAAAACAATAGATTTCTTTCTTCACTTGAAACTGCAGTTACTGCCCCGCACGTACTTAGTATATCCCAAGCCTTCGATGCTAAGGCAGGCAAGCCTGGTGCATTTAGGGATGCTGTGATAGCTCACGGTCAGGCGCAATTCCATGTTCTAGGAAGAGACTTGGAACCGCACGAAGCTGTAGAGTCCTTAGTAAGAACTTTCGGCCTGGGTTCAGCGGCGGCAAGCCAAACTCCAGCGCAAGCGGCACCTGCAAGTGCGTCAGCCCCTGGTGAGAGACCTCAGTCATTGCCTAAAGTTGGAGGTAGCGGCACGAGTTCGCCTGTAAAGGCAAAAGTTAAGAGTCTTTCAGACTTACGTAAATTACAAGAAAACGCTTTTTCAACAGGTCACGGTTGACCTAGGAGATTAAAAAATGGCTACTACAAGATCATTTCAGGATATGCTCAATGAGTATCTTCCTAACGACCTTTTTAAGGACGAATTAATTCAACGCGATTGGTACCTTCAAAACATTCAGAAGGACAGTAACTGGAAAGGTGGAGACATCGTTGTTCCATTTCAAGGTGCTGCAGCTTCTAGCTTGAAGTTCGGTGGTTTGACTTCTGAGTCAGACATCGCTGAGTACAACTTTGTACGTGGAAAAATCCAGGGTTACAAAGAGATTTGGGGAACATTGGTATTCAACGAGACAGATATCATGCAACACGACGGTCGTGTTAATGAGCAATCTTTCTTAAGAATCCTTCCTGACCAAATCGAAGAGTTCATGAACTACATGAAGATGGCTACATCTATCAACTTGTTGACTGGTCCACACTTCGCAAAAGTAACTGATGCTACTTCTGCAGGAACTGGTATCTTGGCAGTTGATAAGATTGACCGCTTCGAAATCGGCATGAAATTAGAGCTTTCTGATGCTTCTGGAACTGCAGAGCACTACGAGACTCTTTATGTAATCGCTATCGATGTTAACGCAGGAACTATTACTCTTTCTGCAACTCGTGGTGGTGCGGCTGCTGATATGGACGGTTCTGGTGCTCTTTTCAATGCAGTAGGTGTTTCTACTTCATTCAAGTTCTACCATGACGGTGTATGTGTTGCTGGCGTTCCTGCAAATCACTTCAACTCATTAAGATCTGCGTTGTTGTCTGCTGGAAACGGTGGTGCTGCTACTCTTCATGGACAAACTAAGACTGCTTACCCAGCTCTTCAAGCTATCAACGTAAGTGGATCAGCTATCAGCTCATCTAACATTCTTGATAAGTTGTTCGACGCTTGGACTACTCTTAAGACCAAAGCAAAAGCTGCTAACCCAGACGTTTGCGTTATGAGCTACAAGCACTTAGGAACAATCATGAAGTTGATCGAGGCTGGCGGTGGAGTTCACCAAGCTATCCTTAAGAACCCTAAGGCATCTAAGTACAACTGGACTGAGATTGAAATCATGGGCGTTCGCGGTGGCTTTAAGATCGTTGGTATCCAGGAAATGGACGACGACATTATCGCTTTCCTTGATATGTCAGCAATGACTTTCAGAACTAATGGTTACTTCATGAAGAAGAAGTCTCCAGAAGGTTTGGAGTACACTCGTATTCGTGGTGCTTCTGGCTTCAAACTTATCACTGACATTTGCTTGTTCGGTGAGCAGGAAGTTAGAAAACCAGCTACTTGTGGAATTATCCACTCAATCAGCTACTAAGCGGATTAACTGGGGTGGTACGAGAGTACCACTCCTTTATTTTTTGGTGGGGACATGAGTATTATAATTAATCTTAGTGAAAACGAATACAAACAGCTCCTACCAGTACAGACACAATTAACCCCGATCACTTTATCTAGTTCATGGGTAGATCTTTCCCCGGGCCATTTAATCAATGTAAATGGTGCGTCTTCTATGGGTTTATGGTTTGATTTATCCCCTGGTACTGTATTTAACTTTAGAATAATGGCGACATTTGCTAAGGAATCCTCTGATTTCTTTCAATTACCCATTCAGTATGTAACTGCTACAAATATCGCGGTTACTGTACAGGAGTTTGAATTAGATACTACTACTATGTATAATAAGGTCATAATATCTATACCACTAGCCAGTGTAATAAACTTTTGTAAAGTTCAGGTTAAGGGTTCTGGAAGTGTAGATAGGGCATTTATTACTAGAAGAGAGGGACCTTGAGCGGAATCGGAAGTTTAGCCCTAGTTAATATACCGAGTTCTGTTACCATAAGTGGTGGTGGCAACACGGCCACTGTTAATCCAGACGGGTCTATTAATGTAAATGTAATAAGTGCTACGAGTACTGTTTCATTAGTAGCGCAGAATTATTATAGTGAAGTTTCAGGGGTATCTTCTGGTGTAACCCAGACGGTACTGTCGTATAGCGTTCCTGTCGGTAAGATACAGAACATAAGCAGCATTAGTGCAAGTGGTACTAACATTGCTGTGTTTGCGGTGTATATCAATACTGTATTGGTAGCGAAGAAGAGAACATACTTTGGCGATAGCCTTGGTGTTGAGTTTATTTTTGGAAGCAGTGGATACTCAGTATCTGCTGGTGATTTGATTGAGGTAAAGGCGACTAGTACGAGAGGAATAGCCTCTGACTATGAAGCTGAGCTTGTATATGCGGATGTGACGAGTATCTCGTCAGTAAAAGAGTATTTTAATGAGATTTCTGGTGCGGCGGCTGCTGTATCTAATACTATTTTAAGCTACACAGCACCTGCAGTGACGAACATCCATTTGGTATCTATAGATGTCAGTGGGGATCAAATAGCTCAGTATGATGTAGAATTGAACTCATCTACTATATCTAGGCGCAGAACTTACTTTGGGTCTAGTCTTAATGACGTGATTAATTTTGAGACAACTGGGACGGTAGGTTTAAAGTTACTTCCTGGGGATACTATTTTGGTTAAGGCTACGCACAGTAGGGCTACGGTAGGATCATTTTGTTGCAGATTAGTTGTGGTGGAGGAATAATGAGTATAGAGTATAAAAAAAAGCAGCTAGAGCTTGATCGTGTAACTTTAGCAAAAAAAGAGCTGGAGTTTCGTATCGAAGAGCGTTTAGATGAAATTGAAAAGTTAAAAGAACACATTTTAGTTCAAGAAAAAAGAGTAAAAGAACTCCAGGAGGAGTTAAAAAAATAATAGGAGACCATAATCATGGCTGATTTCAATAGTTCTCTACCCGTAAGAACGGAAGCAAACGGGGACCTAGCGGTAAAAGTTGTAGATAAAACAACCACCTCGCAGGCAATGGCAGTTGATGCCAATGGTCTTGTGAGTGCAAAAATTTCTGACGGATCTGGAAATGCGATCACGTCACAAGTGTCTGGCGCGCAACGTGCGATGGACGTACAAATTCTTGTGTCTGGTACTGTAAAGGATCCAACTCAAGTACGTGCGTTGACTGCTACTGACGTAGTGAGTTCTCGTATGCAAGACGGTGCTGGTACAGCTCTTACTTCAACTCTTCAAGGTGCTAAACAATCTTTACACGTAGCTGTTGTTAACTCTGGTGGTACTATTGTAGATCCTACACAGATTAGAGCTTTAGCGTATACTACAGATTTCGTAGCTGTTAAGGGTTCAACTGGTAACCAGTTAGCTGTTAACGCTGACGGATCTATCAACGTATCTGCAGGTGCTGCGGGAACTCCTGTATTGGCGTACAATACAGCTTCTGCAATTGCTGCTGCTGGTACATCAAACCACGACTACACTGTTACAGCTGGAAAGACTTTCACATTTAAAGGATTTTCTGCAAGTGCTTCTGGTCGTATGAAGATTGAAGTTCAACTTGAGACTGCAGCAGCTTCTGGTGTTTTCAACACTAAGTTTGTTGTATTCTCTTCTGCTGATGCTCAAATCTCTCAAGCAGTATTCTCTAACATCACTCAGGTTGCTAGTGCTAAGGTTCGTATCATTAGAACTAACTTAGACAAGTCTGCAATGGATGTTTATTCTACTATTGAAGGTTCTGAGGCTTAATAATTAGAAAGAGGTCGCATGGCTGATTTAGATATTACACAGGCATCAAAAATGGTTTCGATAACGGGATCTAGCTCTACGGGAGTAGAGCAGACTCCTGTGCAATCTACATCCCAGGGCGGCCTCCACGCCAATTTAAGAGACGCTTCAGGAAATGAACTTGTCTCAAAACAAATTGGAACTCAGGTAACTTCTACCGATGTTGGTTTAGTTACCAACTCAGTTCTTCATGCTTGGTCAACCGCTGGCGGTGGTGCTTTCGTTGATGTTAAGGCAAATCCATCAGGTAGCTTGATGACTTCTGCATCTGTTGCTGATGGTTCTGGAAACAATGTCACTTCACACTCGGCAGGTGCAAGTCGTGGTCTGGACGTATCTATCATTGATGGTTCTGGAAATCAGATCACTTCATTCGGTGGTGGTACTCAGTATACTGAAGATGCTGCTGCTGCTGCTGATCCTGTTGGAACTGTTCCTATATTAGTTAGAGCAGATACCCCAGCTGCTGTTACTACAACAAATGGTGACAACGTGGCACAACGTGGAACTAATTATGGTGCTGCGTATGTTCAGGTTGTAAATTCATCAGGTACTTTGATTGACACTTTTGGCGGTTCAGGTGGAACTGCTGCTGCTGATAAAGCGGCTTTTACTTATGGAACAACTTCAAATACTCCCGTTGGTGGTGTTTATCAAGACACAAGTCCTTCGTTGACTGCTGGTCAAGAGGGTGCTGTTAGACTGACTGCAAACAGAGCGTTTCATACTAATCTTAGAGATGTGAATGGTAATCCTGTAAGCGTTGCTCAGGTATCAACTGACTATCACTTAGAAGTGATGCAATCCTCTACAGACTTCTATTTATCTGCTGCTGGGCAAAACTCAAGTACGACTAACTTAGCGGCGGCTGCAACATTCTTTGGTTCTATCGAAGACGTATTTGCTCAGCAAAACTATTCGATTCTATTTAAGGCCGATCAGCCTGTTACTTTAAACATTAAGCAATACATTGATGCTGCTGGAACTTATAAAGTTGTAGATAATCAGTTTACTATTCCGGCGAATACTGGATGGGCGCGATCTGGCGTTATGAATGGTAACTATTTGCAGGTTACTGTCACGAATACAGGCGCATCTACCACAACTTCATTAAATTTAAACACTGCCTATGGAACGATAGCTCCATCAACTGCATTGAACAATCTGCCTGTTTCTTTGCAAGAGATTGATGGAACTGCTTTGTCATATACAACTGGTATTCCTACTTTCTTACAGGCTCCAACTAGGGCGACTTATGCCGCCGTAGCTCAATCAACTACTTTAGCAGCGACTCCAACGGATGTTTTCACTATCTATGGTAGTGCTACAAAGACAGTTAAAGTGCAGCGTATCATTATGTCAGGAACTCAAACTACTGCTGCCGCAAGGGATATTATCATCAATTTACGCAGTACGGCAAATACTGGTGGAACTTCAGCTTCAATGGGAGCTAGACCTTTAGATTCAACTTATGCCGCTGGAACTGCTACGACATTGACATATACAGCCAATCCAACAGCTCTTGGAACTAGCGTAGGTTCTATTTATTCGGCAAAATTATTGATACCTACTTCTACAGGTCAGCCATCTGTATTAGATCTTAACTTAGCTCAAACATTCGGCTCTCCTGTCGTTCTTCGTGGAACTGCTCAAGGACTATGTGTGAATTTCAACTCAGTTACATCAACTGGTGGAGCTGTTTCTTGTGTGTTTATCTGGACGGAGGAATAATGTTAAATTCTGGTTATGATCCCGTAAATGTTAACGATTTCGAAAAATCAAAACTATCTTTTTCTGGTCAGGGCATTTACTTTGAGTGCTCTGAAAATGCTGAAGCATCCCAAGACCTTGTTTTAGCTGATGATTACCTTCTAACTGGAGGGACTCTTATCGTAAAAGGCGGAGACCTGCATGATAAGGTTTACCTTCAAGTCATCCATCCTCAAGCCGGACTTTTGAGCGAGTTTGTTAGTGGATTTAGGGTTATCGGTGACCAACAAAAGCAATTTGACCTTCAGCTTCCATACCCTGCTAAGATTCCAGGCGGTCTATCTTTACGCTGCAAGTTTGTAGCTGGTGCGACTGTTGGAGTCCGTGACATAGCTGTAAACTTCTATCTTCATAAGGTATTAGTTTAATGAAGATTAGGTTTAACTTCTCCAACTCTACAGTTTGGTGGAAGCAGCCTGGTGTGAAGTTGATTCACTTATTCGACAACGTATCTGTGAGCCATTTTTCTATAGAATTGGAGCTTATTTCTGGCGAGTATATCTACGAATCAGTTTTTCCTAAATCTAGAAAGATTACAAAAGAAGAGTGGCTTACTCACAATAAGCTAGTTCATTATTATGAGTGGGAAGTACCTTCTGAGCTACAGGCCCATGTATTTGAGTTTTTAGAAGCCCAGTGTGATAAGTGGTACTCGATCCCTCAATTACTACTTATAGCCGTTACTAACCTATCAAGGACGGCGAATATATTATTAAACTGGAGTTATATCAATAAAAACAACGCCTTAATCTGCACTGAACTTGGAGCTATATTTGTCCAGAAATTCTGGAAATACAAGACTGAGGAAAGTTTGGATAAAATAGGTGTTCATGATATGATCCAAATAGCGTTAAAATATAAGAAATCTGGCCCTACCTGGTAATCTAATCTTGCTCAAGGTATGATAAGGCTATACTCTTCTTAAGAGGGGATAATCATGGCTGAATATATTCAAAATTTAGAATACTTAATGAAAGCGCACCGATCTGAGTATGTAAAAGTACATCAAGTATTTGATGCTTTTGACCGAGTTGAATATGTATATACAGCTCACATCTCTATCGCTCATGGCGAACCATGCGTATGCACAAGATATTCATACATTGGGGCAACGCCAAAGGTTCAGTACTATAAAGAATATGAGGCTACCTGGGACTCTGCTTGGGAGCTTTTCTAAGGAGTAATAATGGCTGGAGTTTTTTCTAAGCACCGTTTCCAAGTATGGAACTCTACACAACATCCGTATAAGCATAACTTAGCAGAGTTTGCCTATGGGAACGACTCTTTACCTGGTGTAACGAACATTGAGCAGGCGATAGACTGGCTTTTGGCTGCTTTATACCCTCAAACTATGCCTTCAGTAGCTACTCCTGCGGATCTTCCGTTAGGTGGTGTGGTTACTAACACAGTAGCTACTCCTGCGGTATTTACTTTAGCTGGGCACTTATTTAAAAATACAGACCTAGTTAAATTCTCTACAACGGGTACTTTGCCCACTGGTTTGTCAGTTGGACTTTCGTACTATGTAAAAGTAGTGGATGCTAATACATTCCAAGTTTGTTCTGATAAAGATTTGCTCCTTCCAGTAGCTTGTACTGACGTAGGTGTCGGTGCTCACTCTGTCGCTATGAAGAATAACTCTTATAAGGTTGTTCTAAATGATGGTGACGGGAAGGCTGCAAGTTACCGCTGGGAACAGCGTGAGGGTGAGGCCGTAGCTTCTTGGCATAAGATCTATGACATGGACTGGGGCCAGGATTCAATCTTAGCTGCAGTTATGGACATGACCCAGGAGTGGTATGTAGCTAAGTATGGTAAGGATGATTTAGATCCAGCTGGTTCTCCTCTTGTAGGAGCCAATGCTGGTCAACACGTATACGGTGGTCTTAGTCCTAATACTAACCTTACTCTTCATGCCAATGCGGGAGATGGGACTGGTGCAAGCACTGGTTACGTTCAGGTGGATGATAATGTTCGTCCTACCGATGATAATTTATACGATTTAGGTACGATTCTTAAGAGATTCTACGCTTTATATTTGTCTAACTCAGCAACTGTTAACACGATGACTTTGGCAACCGGATCTATCACTGATAGCACTGGTGCGATTTCATTCGGCAACGAGAACTTAAGCACAACTGGAAATGTTACAGGAAACACTCTTACCGCAATTACAAGCGCCCTTATTAACAGTACTTTGTCTCTTTCTTCTGGTTCTATCACTGATAGCACTGGAGCGATTGCGTTTGGAAACGAAAATTTATCTACAACTGGCGATATTACTGGTGCTACTCTTAATGCAACAACACAGGCGGTGATTGATGGAACCCTTACTATTACTAGCGGCTCCATTACTGATTCTACTGGTTCTATTACTTTTGGAACAACAGGATTAGTAACTACGGGGACTGTACAGGGTGGAGATGCTACATTTACTAAGGTAAGTGTAGATAATTTAGCTCTGGATGTGAATACTTTATCCAGCACAAATGTGAATGGAGATATTCACTTAGATCCTAATGGTACAGGTAAGGTTAAGTTAGATGCGTCTACGGATGTATCGAATGATCTAACTGTATTGGGCACTTCTCTTTTAGACGACGTGCAGGTAGTGAATGGTACGTTAACGACTACTGGTGTAGATCAGGATCTTACCTTTTCTCCCAATGGCCTTGGCTCTATCATCGTAGAGAAGGATGTACTTCCTTCTAGTCCTAATGCTAAGAGCTTAGGAAATTCTACAGACTTATTTAAAGATTTATATTTAGCGGGAAATATCGGGGATGGTTCAACGACTATTTCTCAAGCGACTCTGCAGTCATTTAGGGCTGCGAATACTGGAGTAGCTACAGGCCATTCTCTTTTCTGGGATGGTGCTAAATGGGTTTCTTCAGCTCCCGATACTGAAGTAGTGCACAACACTGTTTCAGGCCTAACTACTGGGGATGCTGGCCACACTCAATTTGTTATGCTTCAAGGACGAACGGGTGGTCAGACAGTCCAGGGAGGGACTGCATCTACTGAGCATTTAGTATTAGAGTCTACTTCTCATGCTACTAAGGGCTTAGTGAAGACTAAGGACTCTTTAGTTCCTAATACTACTGCAGCGTACACATCTCAGTGGGATGGTACTGACTTAGGTGGAAGTTCTAATTATTTCAGAGATGTTTATACTAAGGGTGAATTTAAGGGTCTTAGAGTAGAGAATGTGGCTGTAGAGCCTGCTTTTTCTCCTCTAAATTCTGGTCGTTTAGTGTTCAACACTGTTGATGGTAAGATCAAGTACGACACAGGAACTCAGTGGAAGGAAGTTGGTAGCGGCACTGGTGGTGGCGGAGTTAACTGGATCACTTATGGTGATGCAGAAGCTGGAACTACTACTGGCTGGACAGTGACTGCCAATACTTCTGGAACGGCTGAGCCGGATGGAACATTTACTTTGTTCCCTGCGACTACATGGACAGTAAGTTCTTCTTCTCCTCTATCTGGAACAAATAGTTACTTAGCTACTTTGAATCAGGCTGGTGAGCAGATTGTTTACGACTTCACTATAGATGATGCTAATAAGTTTAGACGGCAGACTATTGATTTCGATTATACGATTGTAAGTGGTACTTACGCATCAGGAGATCTGTCTGTTTGGATCTACGATGTGGGTAACTCTACTTTCATTAGGGATGTTAGCCCTAAAAGTATCGCAGCTCATGGATTGCCCTCAGCGCATATGTTCTGTGAGTTTCAAACTACTGGATCAACTTCTTATAAGTTAGTTATCCATAGCAAGATAAGCACAGGTGCTGTTGTTAAGTTTGACGGTTTCTCTATTGCTCCAAAGAATAGAAGTTACACTCCAAATATATCTGATTTAATATCATACCCAGGTTCTCCAGTTATTGGTGCTACTACGACAGCTCCAACATATACAGCTTATTCAGGTGAGAATCAGTGGAAATATAGTAAAAACGGAGATAAAGCAGCAATATCAATTTTTGTAGGATTTACATCTGTTGTTAGTGCTGGTTCAGGGACGTATTTATTTCCAATGCCATCAGGTCTAGTAATAGACTCTACAAAAATTAATGTAAGTACAGACCCTAATATAGCGACAAATATCGGAAGAATGTTTATTTGGGATGCAAATTCATCAAGCAAAAAAATAGGATATGTCTGGGCATATAACACTACAAATCTTGCCGCGTATGTGGGAAATGATTCAACATCTATTGCCTCTGTCACTAATTCTAATGCTTACATATCTGGATCTGTAAGATATTCACTAGAAGTACCTGGGGTTCCTATCGTCGGATGGTCATCAAATGTTGTCACTGTTGACGCTGTTCCTGAATCATCTGTCGTGGCAAGAGTATATAAAAATGGTACACAAGCTCTTAATTCTGCAACTACAACAAAATTTACTGGATTTACAGTAGATAGTGATAAGACAGCAATGTGGAATAGTTCATTAAATAGATTTGATATTCAATATCCTGGTGATTTCACATTACATACGCATGGAGATATTGGATCTGTTGCCAACAGTCTTTTTGTCATAGGGTATGATAAAAATTCTTCAGGTTCATGGACTTACATGGGCGGTATTTCACAAAATGGATATCGAACTGGCGGATCTATTATTATCCCTGATTTAAAAAAGGGAGACTGGATTGAAGTTGGTGGATATTGTGCTGTTGGTGGAGCTACTTTAGCTGCTGGATGGTCAACTTGGATTGCACTAGAAAAAATACCAAGTGTGGCTCAAATCGGTTGGGATAAGCCAATCAATGTCGAAGAAGTAAGCACACAAACTGCAAGTGGTACATTCACAGTAAACTGGTCAAGCTCTTTGCTTCATGAAGTGACTATCTCTGGAAATAATACAGTTTCTTTTGCTGGCTCATATAATGGTCAGACTTGTAGTTTGCTTGTGTATAACAGTGCTGGATCTGACTACACTTTGACTTTCCCAACTTTAATTAAACAAACTGCATTTACGGCAACTGTTAAAGCTGGAAAGAGAAATGCATATACATTCATTAAAACAAGTGCCGGATTCTACGCATCTTGTATTGAGGATATGTCATGATTTTTCATATTTACTTTACTACGAAGTATTTTCAGACAGTAGAGATGTCGGATGAGGCTATGGTAAAATTCCAGGTCTCTTTAAACACTGGTGTTCCTGAAAATATCATTACTGTGTATAAATTTGATAAGGCTGAATTAGATGCTTTTTTAGTAGCTAATCAGAGCAAGAAAATAGAGTTTGAAGGTGGCGTAGTTAAAGTTACTGAAATGCAGGATGTAACTTCTATTGAAGTAATTGACGATGTTTCTTATGAAGTTATTACACCAACAAAAGTTACTGTTGCGAGTCTTCCAGGAGTTGCTGTGTGAAGAGGCCGTTTGCTTTTGTAAAAACATCCACAATACCTAAGATAGTCACTGGAGCAGACGGAGATTTAGTAATAAATAATGGTCAGACTGTAAGCGTTTCTCCTGGTTCAGTTAAGCAATACAATTCAATTACAATTAATTCTGGAGGAACTCTTTTAATTGAGGGAACTGGTCTAACTAAGACTGAAATTGGATGTCGTAATAATTTTGTTTTGGACGGCACTATAATTTGTAGAACTTGGCTTAATGGCGGTTCTGAATCAATATCTGGAAATACTACTCTCGGAAACAAACCATATTCATTTACATTAACTCAAAATGCTGGTGGAGCTGGCGGAAATTCTGGGTCTACAAATTGGGGCTGGCCGGGGTACGGTGGCGCGCAATCTAATGGATGGGGTGGCGGAGGTGGCGGAAGTCACGGTACACACTATTCATACGATAAAGAGGGTAACGTAACGGGCGAGAGTTATTATTTTGGTGGAAATGGCGGAGTCCACGGGGTTTCTAATGGGGGCACAGGTCAAACAGATGGATATGGTGGGGGATCTACTGGCGGCAGCGGCGGAGCATCTTCTCAAGGATATAACACCGACGGAGTCGGTTGGTCCGGTGGAGCGGGTGACCCCTATGGAAGAGCCGGAGGAGTAGGTGGTGGCGGCGGCGGCGGCGGTGGCGCTACTGCGCATCCATGTGGAGGAGCCGGTGGCGGTGGCGGTGGCGTTAAAGGTACGCACGGCGGTTTTTTATTTCTTTACATTGAAGGATCTATTTCCGGCGCGGGAACGCTTGGTCTTTATGGTTATGGCGGAGGAAGTGGCTCAAACGGCGGCTGGGCGGCGGGATATGGCTACTCTGGGGGATCTACTGGCGGCGGCGGCGGTGGTGGCGGCGCAGGCGGCTCCGGTGGGTATGCTTTAATTTATAAGCCTTCTTTAGCCTCCATAACTTTCGGGATAAATGTAAATGGCGCAGGTGGCGGTGGTGGCGGCGGTGGCGGATACCACAACGGGCGGGGAACGCCATCCCAAGGTTTCAACGGAGCGGGCGGAGCAAGCGGAAGCACGGGCGGAAGCTCCGTAAACAATTGGGGTTAAGATGGCTAAATTATCTAAGATTAAAGTAAAAGATATTAAGTTAAAAAACCCCTGCGATAGCTATGAAAATATCACTATAAATGACGGTGTAGACGTTGAGAAAAGCTTTACAATAGAAGAGATTGCAAATTTCCCTACGACTAAATACTCAGATATTCTTTGGTTAATAAAAGAGTATAACCCCGAAGCATTGCTAGAGCTGACTGAAATTCTATGGCAAGACTACAATAAAAAATCCAAGTCTTTATCTCATGTAAAAAATAATCCAATCTTACCAACTAAATGGTCTGACCCCGATCATGACGAAAAAGTTATTCTTTTTAAGATTAAAAATCTAAGTAATCATATAAATAACCCCCAAAAATTATCTCAAAGATTGAGTGAAATACTTCGTTATTTGGCTAATAATGAAGGGATAGATATGAAGACAGTGCTTCAAGAGGCACTTTACTTTTATGATAAAGGGATTAAAAAGAAGAAATGAAATACCTAAGCGGACTACCTACGGTAAATGGTGCCAGTGATTTTAAGGATTCCAGCATGGTTGCTGGTACTTTAGTCTGGCTTGGTTTATCTGATGTAGATCTATCTAGCTACTTCATAAACGGCCTTCCGGTTAGACATCCGACTGAGACTGGGGCAAACCTGCCCAATACCTTCTCTAGGGATCAGATGATAATGCTTGCGGCAGGGCTTTATAAGCAGGGGCGTACTGACCTGGTTAAGTCGATGCTAGATAGAGTTATAATTTCAAATAGTACAGCACCAAATTCTCATGAATACGATGGATCTAAGAAGCTTTTTGGTGGCGATTTAATGTTGCCTCATCACATAGGATATCTCATAGCCTGTTCTGGTTTACCCCAGGGAATTTCTCCTCTTAAGTGGCTTGTGAAAGAGATTAAGTTTAATGCCAAATGGACCCCGCTCAGAGAGCCTAATCAGCTCATAGCAATGTGTGATATTGCTGGACCTGAGTACGTTAAGTTTTATAAAGAAAAGACCCCTGAGTGGAAGAAAGCCATTTCAGACTACTGGTTTGAAAACGAAGGGGCTTGGCGTGGAGAAAAAGAAGTGGGTTTAGCCCTAATTGATAAGGTGGAATCTTATGGATAATCAGATATACGAGTGGATAAAGGACGATATTAAGTACTTAAAAGACGAGATTCGCACCATTGATGGTAAGGTAGATCAGCTTTTAGAGTTTAAGTGGAAAGTGGTAGGCGGCACTATTTTGGCCAGCCTAGTCTTGACGGGGATATTCCAGATCATGTTAGCATTACTACAAAAGGGGTAAATATGAACAAATTTTTAGCAATTTTAGACGAGTGTGTAGACCAAGAGAAATTGGTTAAAATGTTAGCAAAAGAATACGCTGAGAAGGCAGTTCTTGATGTTAAAGCAAAAATCGAGTCTGGCGAGATTGATCCTGTTAAGGGAACTGAGCTAGATAAAGAAGTTATGCTTAAAGCAGTTAACTTTGTATTAGCACAAATCGGAGCATAATATGTGGCCACAGCTTGCGAAAATGCTAGTTGATAGATTGATAATTGTTTTACTTAAACAAGTATCTTTCTTCTTACCTAAGATCATTACAGAATGGATCAAAAAGCGTGAGCAACTAGCAGCGCAGGCTGCAGCTAAAAAAGAGCACGATGCCGTTGTAGCTAACCCAGAATCAACTCCACAGGAGATAGCCGATGCGTATGCTAAGTATCGTAATTCTGGCCGCTAGTCTTACGGCTTGTGGTAAGTGGTTACCTGTTGGTTTTCCAGAGGTACCCAAGATAGAGTCTGAACACCTGGTAGTAATCCAGGGGGAGAAGGCCTATTGTTTTAAATTGAAGATTATATCAGCAGTTCCTAAAAAGCTTGCTGAGCCTGTAGCTGTTCCTCTTAGTGAGTGTAACGAGCTGGGTGGTTTACTTCCAGATGAGGCTGTGAAGCTTGATAATTGGGTAGAGGAAGTCTACCGCTGGGGTAAAGACAATAAGTGCTACCAGAACTAAAAAGTCATTTCTTAGTCTTTTAATTTACTCGAAGATAGTCTCCGTATATTATGGACTGGATAAGGGAGATTCAAAATGGCGGGAACAAAACAAATCAGTGAGGTTTTAAATCTCACTGGTGGTCTTACTGATGAGTATGTCACTGAAGCGGATGGGTCTGTAGCTGCGGCACAAAATATGTGCTTAGATAGCGATATGCTCCCGATCCAAAGACCGGGGAGCCATAGCCTACCCTTGGCAAGTACTACCACTGGTGGCAGATGTACTGATGTTAGCAATCAAAAAGCGATCAAGCAGATTACTGATTTAAGGGAAGACATTGTTCTTCATACAGATCAGAGAGCTGTGGTGTATAGTAAGACTTCTGGTGGAAGTGCCGTTGAACCCACTGGTACTCCGGGGGATTTGTTTGTAAAGATAGATGGTACTACAAAGCCAAGTGGGAATCGTGTGAACGCTCACTACTGGCAAGAGCAAGTATTTGCAGCTAGTGGAGAGCATTGCTTTCCAGCTAAGACTTATTACGATGAGAACTTAGCGGCCTGGGTATCTAGATCTGCAGGGATGCCTATTTTTACTACTAATAATATACCAGAGGCAGACTTTGAAACAGGGGGATTAGGTGGTAGCGGCGGATTTGTATCTCTACCCAGTGGGAATAATTACGACATAATTGGTATTCAGATATATGAAGATGTGTCTGGTTCCCCTATGTATAATTTAGATACTACTGCTCTTATCTCTACTTCAGGACGTATTTATGTAAGTAGATTTACTAATCCTGTTGTCCCCGTAACTAGGACTGATAATCGATATGTGTATATAACTTATTCACTATCGTATAAAGTTGACAATATAGACTATGTTGATGAGGGCTCCTGCTCGTATCCATTTTATGTCAAATCCAACTATGGATTTGAGCATCAGAAGTGGGATATTTATATTCGAAGACCTTCTCTTTCAAAATCGACTTTTAAATTAGATTCTGTACAAGAAGCTAATATGAAAGTTAACGTATATGTTTCTACAAATAACAGCACTGTTTTATACCAGGTATATTCACAAGCCCCTACGCCTGTAGTGGACGTGGTTAATGGTAATTACTACATTGCTCAAGTATACGGTAAGACAGACTCACAGCTACAGATAGGATATGTGGCTCCTGGGGGCGCTCTTTATCCGTCTATTCCCTGCTATATCAATGGTGGTGTAGAGCCAAATAATCCTCCTCCTATGGCTAAGTTCATGAGGATCGTTGGTAACTATGCTTACTACGGTAATATGCGTGGTATAGATAAAGATTTTCAAACTTATGATTATCCAAATGTCGTGTACCAGTCGCAGAACTTCGACCCCGACTCAGTACCCCCTAGATTTGCCATAGAGTTCCCCGATGAAGTCACTGGTATTGGTGCTGCAGGGGAGAGAGTTATCGTTGGTACTAAGAAGGCTATGTACCGCATCGATGGAAGATACGATGAGACTGGTGCTGGATATGTTGTTCCAGAAGTATTATCTAGAGAGACCGGGTGTATTTCTCACTCTAGCATGATTAGTGTTGGAGACCTTTGCTACTTCCTAGGTGAAGAAGGTTTCTGTATGAGTGACGGTGTGACTGTTAGGAATCTAAGCGCCCATATCTATAAGACCTACTCTACTCTGGCTCTAACTAAAGTATCAGATGCTGCTGGAGCCTACACATATATTGACTACGATGCAGCCCAAAAGCTGGTTACCGTAGCTTATGATAAACAGAACAATAGAATCATATGGACCTTTGATGATGATGAGGCCTATGTACTAGAGTTAAGAGCTATAGCTAACTGGAGAGGAAGTTTCTGGGGACCTTGGAAAGTAGAGAGTGACTCAGGTGCTTTTTCTGCAGTGGGATCTGTGAATAGTGGAATAGTTAGGGGAGATTCTAGAGGATTCTTCTGGACTATGTCTAATGGATATTTCAGTGATCCTAAGTACGCTAATGCTAACTACAATACCTGGGACCGGATGCCTATTGTCTACGTTCTTAAGACAGCTAAGAATTTCTTCTCTAGTAAGACAGTGAAGAAGTGGGTTACTGCTATGAGTATCTTGATTAAAAGGATCCGGCCTGTGGCTGTATACGATAGCCACTCTCCTACATTAGACCTTCAGATCAATTCATACAACGATGGCAACAAAGTGGTTAAGGCGTTAAATCCTATCCATTATACTGGGGACCGGGATCAACTAGAAAACACAGCTTTTGTGGGTAACCAGAGCGTGTCTGTACAGGATGAGAAAACACTGGTTATGTTCACCAGAAGGTTTCCATCCCCTGGTCTTCGCTGCATATCTAAGTCTTTGGAGTTCACCAATGCCTATAGACTAATTGGCAAGAGTGACTCTTTGGAGACTTGTGTGGTAGTAGGAACTGCCGCGGCTTTACCTACGTTAGCGTGGCCTTTAGAAGGTTCTTTGGATGTCACTAGGAACGACTACTATTTGACCCTTGAAAAGGACAATTATGCAGTGAAATACAAGGTTCTTAGCTCATCTTCAGCTACCCTGGTTTTAGACCAATCCCCTGGTAACGGTTCAGGGTACAAGTGGAAGCTGTATGCGTTTTCTAAGTACCAGTTCTTTGGATTTGCTGGTGCCAGTATTTTCTTTACTCCATTTGGGGCTACCCATGAGATGTACAATATATCTGAGCAGGGTGGAAATACTGGAGATACAGGTGAGCCTGCATGATAAACTTTAACAAGAAGTTTACTACCAGAGATGCAAAGGCGGCGTATGACCCCACCTCTTTGTACCGTTTCCTGCAGGATGTGATCTATTACATCAAGTCTATAGCCCTTTTAAAGTACAATTTTGTGTTTAAGGAAGTTACTTTAGATAGTGACGGTATCCATGAGATACGGCATGGTCTAGGGTATAAGCCTAAGGATGTGATAATTACCTACCTTTCAGGGGGGAATATTACTTTTAACTATGACCAATTTACGTCGGATGTTATAGTAGTTACTACTACTGGAATTACTTCATCCTTAACAGTAAGATTTTTATACGGATTACACGAGGATTAACATGGCATATGTGACACTTCAGCAGGCTAAGGATAAGGTAATTTTAGATCTTGATTTAGACCATGAAAGCTTTATCAGAGACTCTGAATTAACTGGGTATTTCAACGATGCAGTTTCAGAGGTTAATAAACTCCTTATGAAGCTAAATGGTGAGGATACTTACTACCTATCTAATGCTAAAATTAGCACAATTGCAGGTACTTCAGAGTACGCCCTTCCCACCGATATTTTTGGTAATAAGATCGTAAGGGTTATATACCAGAGTAGCAATACAGATATGTATACTGTTAAAAGACTACGTGGAAGAGCGATGTATGAGCTTGCTCAGTTTGCTAATACAAGCCCTAGCAGCAAGGATCCTTACAAGTACATTCTGGTGAATAAGTCTACTTCAGCTGGTCATAAAATGACCCTATTCCCTACTCCCCAGGTGAGTGAGTCTAATGTACTTACAGTTTGGTATATTAGGGAAGTTGAGAAGGCTACTCTTGGTGCATCTTTACTAGACTGCCCAGAGGAGTTTATCCAGTTTGTTTATGCTTTTGTTAAGATGGAGTGTCTTAAAAAAGACATTGGAAACCCGATGCTTGAGATCGCGCTCCAAGATTATATTAGACTTAGGCAGGACATGGTTGATACATTGACTAATCAAACCCATGATGGGGATAATGAAATTGTTCAAGATTTCCGCTATTACGATGACTCTATTTAGGAGATATTATGAGCTGGCTTAGTAACTTAACTGGTGTGAATGTAGATATAGCTAAGGCATCTGGACGAGACCCCGGACCAGCCCCAGTAATTAAAGGACCACCTTCATGGGAAGAAACCATGGGGAGCAAGTGGGAGCAGATCAATCAAGATTTGCTGGGTGCTAAAAAGGGCCAAGCCTTAGACCAATCTCAGTTAATCAACCAATCTGCAGAAGCTAAGGCTATGCAGAACCTAGCTATGCGTGGTGGTGCAAGTGGTGCAGCACGAGCGAATATCGCAAGTGATACGATGGGAAATATGGTTCAGCAACAGGGAGCAATTGGATCTGATTTCTACAATCAAAGCCTAGATAGCCAGATCCAACAGATGCAGGATAAATCAAAATACGAGCTAGCCGTCCAGCAAGGAAAAGACACTTCAGCGGGGGCTAGATATGGTGCCCAGGTTGCTGCAGCTGCGAGTCCTTGCTGCTTTATCTTCTTAGAAGCTAGATATGGCACCGGAGCCATGGACTTGGTAGTTAGAAAATATAGAGATGAATTTATGACTGAAAGAAACAAGAGAGGATACTACAAGTTATCTGAAGTGCTTGTTCCTTTGATGAGAAAATCTAAAGTTGTAAAATTTTTAACTCGTGCTTTAATGACAGACCCATTGGTAGCTTATGGAAAAGCATACTATGGATCGGGGAGCAAACTAGGATTAGTATTCGCTCCTGTTAAAAACTTCTGGTTAAAGACCTTCGATTACCTTGGTCAAGACCATAAATTTGTAAGAGAAAATGGTGAGGTTATCTAATGCAAAGATTAACTTCTGGTGGCGGTGAAGTAGGATTAGGTGGAAGCTCAGGAGGCGGTGTGGATCCAATGACAATGGGTGCGTCGGCAGCGACGCAATTATTACTAGGTGTTTTAAATGCTGAAAGCCAAAATGCTCAGGCAAAAGGACAAGCAGAGTTAGATGCTGCTAAAGGTTTGTGGTCCGGGTTCAATAAAGAGTGGGCACCAAGAAGTGTAGCTCAATATGCAGATCCTGGTATGTACGCTCTTGCTGGTGCTCTAAAGGGTGTCGGAGACGACGCTTCTCTTAGAAGCGTTGAGGGAATGTCTAAGTGGTTTAAATCTCTTGGTGAAAAGCCTGGAGCAGAAGGAACATCTTCTAAAGTTGGAGCCCCTGTTCAAGAGATGGCCCCAGCCGCTATTCCTCAACCAGTGGCTCCTCAGACTATGCCTGCCGAAGGTCCAAAAAGTTTCGAAGATTTCTTACAATCTCTTCCACCAGGCTCTGGTAAAATGCTTCCTGCTACTCGTGGAAGTAAATGGTATACAGCCTAACATTGGAGTGAATAATGGGTATTATTGATAATATGCTTGGATTAGCAGGACTATTAGAAGAGCCAGCTCAGGCTTTCGATGCAGGAGGATTCTCTAAGGTTTTAGATATAGCAAAGCCTATTGTTAAAAAAGACCCAGTATCTAAAAAACTTGAGACCACTAAGGCTATAGCTAAACCAAAGCCTAAACCACAAGTACAAGTTGCACCACAAGTACAAGTAGACCCTACTCCAGTGCAAAGTCCTCTTACGCCAGAGCAAGAAGCTATAAATGCTCGCCTAAGAGAGTTTGGTAAAGGATCATATACTGAATATGGTAGTAGAGTTCTCTCACCAGAAGATGCAGCTCTTGCTAGTAAACAGGCTCTTGTTTTAAGAGAAGAGGCTGGTAATACGGGACTTAACCAGGCCTTAGGTGCTCTTAATTTAATGCAGAAAAATTTAGGTATGGAAGCTGAGAAGGCTCGAGGAAAATATGAAAGTAATCCTCTTGCTGGGGTTACTGCGTCTCCATTTCTAGAGACACTTGGTTTTGATAAGTGGGCTAAAAATGTAACACCAGTTGGTTCATATGACTTAAGCCAGTTAAAAGACAAGTTCGCAAGATTTGAAGAGATATCAAAACTTGCACAAGCTTCTCAAAAAGAATCTGCGGATCTTTATGCAAAACAATTCCACTCTATGGTTGGAAATGCTCCTGTTATAACTAAGGTAGAATCTAATAGACTTGCTGAAGATGCTCTAAAAGCTAAGATGATTGCTGATGCTAATAAAGCAAAGGCAGCTAAGGATAAGACAAATACATTAACAGCAAAGCAAAAAGAAGACTTATTGAAGAATATCAATAAAGCTAATTTTTCTTCTAATCAAACGTATATAAAAGATACTCTTAATGGATTATCTAAACTTTCTTCTATTAGTCCAGCAGATTCAACTATCTTAAAAAACTGGGTTACGAGTGGAAATGATATACCAGAATTACTAGCTAATTCTGCCTTAAGTCCCCAGATTAAGGGAGTTATGCAATCATACATGGGAGTACTAAATCCATATATTCACTCTATATCTGGCTCTGCAGTATCTAAACAAGAGTTAGCTCGTATGCTAACTCAATCAGGACTTAGTGCTGGTGCAAGTGTGTCTTCTATTAAAAAGGGAATTACTGATCTAATTAGAAAGACTAACGAAGACTTTAGAAATACTGTTCTTTCAGCACATCCAGAGGTGCTAGACCTACATAAACAAAGAACTGGTGTAGATCTTCAAAGAGTTTATAATGAAACAAATTCTTTGCTATCAAATGTAGATAACCCTAAATCAGATGATGGACAAAAGTATTTAGATAAAATTAGAGGATTAAAATAATGCCATTAAAATCAGGTAAATCAAAATGGGTTATTGCTGCAAATATAAAAAAAGAGATGGCGGCCGGGAAACCACAGAAACAAGCTATAGCTATTGCTCTATCAAAAGCAGGGAAAAAGAAGGTATAATATGGCTGAATTTGGACCACAAGTACTTACTGAAGAACAAATTTTAAAGGGTGATATTCCTGATTTCAACGCAACTCCTGTATGGGTTGAAGCATGGAATGAGATGAATAAGAAATTATCTACAGCTACACCAGAGAAAAAAGCTGAGTGGTTAAAAGATCCTGCCAATGTAGAGGCTTTTCAAAAGGTATCAGAGCAAGTAGCTAAACATGGCCCTGCATTTCAGACTGTAACTGGCCCTGAAGTATTTGGTGAATCATATGATCCAAATAAAATGCATCCTGATGTAAGCTATACTGATCGCTTAATGACAAAGCTATCTAATCCACGCCCACAAGACATGGTAAATAAATTAGAGAAAAAATATCCAGATCTAACTTTTGTTCATGATAATAAGAATGTTTATATGAAGAAACATGGGGCTGGAGAAAAGTGGTATCCATTAGATCCACAACAGGGCCTATTATCAGCAGATATGCCAGAAAATTTAAAAGACATCGGTGAATTAGCTCCTGAGATTGCTGGCCAGATGGCTGGTCAAACTCTAGGTGGTACAGGAGCCATGTTATTAGCCGCTCCATTTGTAGCAAATCCGTTAGCTCTATCTCTTATTGGAATGGCTGGATCTGGATTAGGATCAATGGGAGCTGAGTATGGACTTGAAAAGTTATCTGGAACTCCTGTAGATCCAGCAAAAGTAGCTACTAGTGGTGCCGTTGGATTACTAAATATACCAGGGGTTACTACCTCTATAAATCCTACTATAGCTAAACAGGCCTCAAAGTATTCTCCTCTTATTTCAGATACTCTACAAAATATAGGGGCTAGCGCAGAATTAAAATCTGGTACTGCTCCTGAAGTTATAAATGTAATGAAGCCTGAGACTAAATTAAATTCTGCTATTGAAACTAATCTAGGTATAAATAGCTTAAGACCAGGCAACTATAAGAAAATAGTAGGCCCTGAACTTATGCAAAAGTACCCAGAACCGGGGACCCAGTTCATGGATGTTGCAGATGAATTTGGTAAAAAAGTTACAGAGGTTGTAAATAAAAGAAGAAAAGAACTTCAGACCTCTTTTGATAAAGTAGAAGCTCCTGTATTAAACGACCCATTTGATACATCAGAAATTCTTAAAAAACTTCAAGCACAAAAAGAAGAATACCTGTTTAAAAAAGGGTCTTCTCCTGGACAGTATAATGCAGAAATAAATAATCTTAATGATGCAATTGATTACTTCTCAAATCCAGTTTCTTTTAGAAATGTAAGAGATTTATTGGCAACTGGAGAAGAGAGTAATTTAGCAGCTAAAATATCTGGGGCAATAACAGGTGAAGGAGCTTATGAAAGCTCTGTTAAGAAAGCTCTAAATAACAAGACTGGAAAATATACTCGTGATTTATACTCAGGTATTAGAAAGCAAATGAACGCTATGGCTCCTGGAAGACAGGAAGTAGATAATGCGTTTGAAAAGTTTGTAGCTGATTCTAAATCATTGGGGAATATAATCCAGAGTGGAAGAGTATCTGACATTGATAAATCCGTTGCCGCAGGTGTTCTAACTGGTGAAGGGGCTGGAAGCCAAGAAGCTAGAGATTCCATACGCAAATTAATTGACTCCATGGATGTAAATGATTCAGGAAAAAGAACTATGTACAGAGATCTTGGAAGATATAAAGCTTTGGGAGAAAAGGCAGCTAAAGATTCACCAGATATAGTTCAAAAAGTACTTGGTGCTAGTGCTCAAATTGGTGGCAGAGGAACCGCAGTAGGAAAAACAACTGCAACTTTGAAGTCAATTGGAGACGCTGGAAATTTTGTAGCTAGAAATATAAGAACTCCAGGCGGAGTTGATTATGCTGGACTGTCTCAATTACTAGGTCTTGGAGTAAATGTTTCGGGCCAAGAGAGTATTAAAAATTTAGCTCCAACTAGATTTAATCAAGCAATATCTAGAGATCCTGAGTGGGTTAAAAATGTAACTGATGCACAGAAAAAAGCCCTAGAAATGTACATTAATCAGGGAGGTAACTAATGCCCGGTCCATGGAACTCAAAAAGATATGAACGACCTGCGCCTCCTTCAAAATACTATCAGGGGAAAGAGCCTAAGAAGTATAAAAAATACATCAATGATACTACATATATAATTACTGATGATAAGGGCAATATGTATGGTGCGGGGTCAGATCCAGTATCAAGCTCTTCAGTACCTATACAGGAAGCGCCTAATAAAAAAGAATCTTGGGATTATTTGGCTAATAAAATGTACGAAGCAGGTGGGGAAATGCCTAGTAGCGACCAGCTTTATAACCTGGTTAATTCCCCTGTTGATCAAGAATTACCATTAAAGAAGGCACAAGCAGCATCTGGATCCTCTATGACTCAGGCAGAACTACTTCGTATGATGGGTGGAGGTCTTCCTACAAAGAGATCCCCGCAGTCCGTTGCAGATAACTCGCAGTGGTTTAGATTGGCCCCCGGTTCAGAGGCAGATAGAATAATGTCTACATATAATAAGCGAGTTTTAGACTTGCCAAGAGCAGCAGAAGATTTTGTAATCAGAGCTTATCCAGGAGTAAAGAAATGAAATTAAAAATATCAATGGGTGAAGAGTCTATGATGGATCCAAAAGAGGCTATGCACCACCTTATGAAAGCAGAAGAAATCAAGGCAGATCCTAAGCTTATGGCTTTGGTAGAAAAAGAGATCGCTACTCACAAGAAGAAGATCAAGTCTATCTCTGACATCCGTAAGGCTGCTAGTGAGTTTGATCCAGAGGCAGAAGATAAGAAGGAAAAAGAGGCTCCAGAAGGGTCGAAAAAGGACCTAAAAGAAGACAAAAAAGAGGGGGAAACTATGGATAAAAAGATGACCCCCGATGACCATGCCGAGAAGGAAGACAAAGTATCCAGAGTTAAGAACTCTAAGAATCCTACAATGGTTGGTCGTCAGCTAAAGTAGCCTTGTGCTTTTTAGTCTGAAACTTTTTGGTATTATCCTTATCACAAAGTGAGCAAATAACTGCATAACATTCATCCCAGTTTTCTGGGGAAGCGACAAGTGCCAGACCATGGCACTTTTCTATTTGACGTAGGTTATAAGTCTGCAAAGCATCCGCGGGTATACTGTACTCACGCTTTAGTTCGATAGCCACGAAGAATCCATTGGCACAGATAAGGTAATCGGGGACCCCACGAATGGCTACCTGTTGGATCTTTTTAAACCAGATTTTATTCATTCTTTCTAGGGCGGTTAGATCTCTGGCGACTTGGTTTTTAAATAGAGTTTCCTGCTTTGCTGACATTTATCTTCTCCACTAATGCCCACGATTTATCGCTCATGCTTGCTTCTGTTAGCAGAGGCAAGTGTGCATGAGGGTAGGCTGAAGTCATAATTGTCTGCAATTCTGGAATAATTGCAAGTTCATTTTCAGCTATCTCAAAACATATTTCGTCGTGCACCTGAAGGATCATTCTTGTTGACTTATCCTCTAGATATTTATGCAAGCGGGACAGGGCAATTTTCACCACGTCAGCACATCCCCCTTGGATTACGTAGTTTGGTGCTTTGTAAGCGTAGTCTTTTTGGAAGTGATAGACCCTTCCATACCAGTTAGATATCGTTCCTCGTTCGGCTTTAGCGATAATACCTTTAATGAATCTAGCGACCATGGGTAACTTGGCGAAGTAGATTCGCTTGAGTTCGTGGGCTTCTGACAAGGAGATCCCAAGAGTATCTGCAAGCTTCTGCGCACCCCCTCCGTAGAGGAGCATAAAATTAATTGTCTTTGCAGTGGTTCTGTCAACACCCATAATTTCTGCAGTTGCTGTGTGTACATCTAGGCCCCCTTTAATCGCTTCTATTACTGGTAACTCTTCAGCAAGATCCAGGAGCATCCTGTACTCTTGGGCTTGGTAGTCTATGGATAGCCACTTATATCCTGGAGATGGTGTGAAACACCCCCGCACCAGGAACTCTTGAGTTAGGTCTTTTTCTTTGTTTACGTTTTGAAGGTTTGGATCAGCACAGCTAAGTCGGCCTGTAGCTGTTCCAGACTGTCTAAAGCTGGGATGGATCCTTCCGTCTCTTCCCTTAAGGCGCACAAAGTTTCCATAGTACGTCCTAGCTTTTTTGTGTGCTTCTCGATGGTCGCGTACTGCTTTTGCAAGTGGGCTAGTAAAATTAGACAGGATCTCGTCTGTAAAACTAGGATTTCCTTTTTCTGTGTATCCAATTCGCTCATTGTCTCCTGGGATAACTTTAAAAGCCTCGTGTAGAGATTTTCCTGAATCGATAAAGTCCCTTCCACTGATTCTTTTAAATTCATCGCGGCTTCTTTCGCACCTAGAAAGTTCCGAATGTAACGCCCTCTGTGTGTATCGTTCATCCAACCCCACTCCAGCTACTTCCATATCTAGAAGAGCTGTTGTTACCAGAGATTCAATCTTGACTACGTCGAAGATACTTTTCTTCACTGACAAAGTGTCTAAATAATTCTCTTGTAGAACTGCTAAATCTTCAAGCAAATAACTGCCTATTTGAAAGCATAGTTCAGCGTCCTTGATATTGTATGGAAGAAGCAATTCATCGGGGACCCTATCAAAGTCTGGCACCCGATCCTTGGCCCCAGTAGTAGGGTCTATTTCCACTCTGTATAACTTGTTCTCTCTGATATAGAGATCAACCTTCTTATCCTTCTCAAGCTTATACCACTTAGCTACAGTATCTAAAGAATACGACATTTCATCGTTCTTATACAGCCGGGCTAAAACCATGGTGTCTAGGATGGAAGCTCTGATAGGAGCACCAGATGTTAGGGCTGTCTTTAAGAACCTTAAGTCGAACTTGGCGTTGTGGATATAAAAGGTATTGTTTGGATCTGCTAGAAGTCTAAGGACTACGAATAAAAGTCCGTCGAATTTTGGATCGTTGTTTCGAAGTGCGAGGCTCCGGGATCCATCGGTTATGGCTATGGAGATTATCTTGTCTCCACGAAAAGGATCTAGGCCCGTGGTCTCTATGTCTAACCCAAATGTATTGGAAGAAAATAAATCCCACGGACCCATATACTAACAAGCTTTCTTGGTAGTTTTTTTAGTAGAAGGTTTTTGTGTAGTCGCCTTCTTAACAGTTGCTTTCTTAGCCATACTATCCCCCTTAGTAGTTAGAAATTAATGTCTCGATGCACTCTGATGCAGAGACATTATTTGCTTTGCTTAAGTTATTTAATTTTTCTTTCGCCTCTGGTGAAATGCGCACGTATAAAACTTCGTGACGATTACCAGAAGGTCTTCCTACAGGACGCTTAAAGTCAATACCGGGAACGGTGCTTTTCTTTCCTCGTCCAGAAAGAACTTTCTTATTTTCTTTACCCATATTTTTCTATCTCCATCCCAATTGTAACCACGCTTCTTAGCGAGATCACGTTGCTCATAACGAACATCTGCTCTGATCTCTAACATTGGAGTTGAAGATATTGCAAGCACATTTTTCTTATCGTATAAATTTAGCAAGCGCATACAAGTCATAGCGTCTGTTAGTGCTCTATGCGGGAAGGGATTGATGAACCCATGATCTGCCGCCATGTATACCAGTGATGTACTCTTTGGTTTATACTTTAGTGGAAGATCTATTTTGGTATCGATCACGGGAAGCTTTGGGAGTTCCAGGCCATGTCTAGCACAATTGTTTTTTAAGATAGGGATGTCATACTCAAGGCCGTTGTGGGCCACATAGAAATCTACATTATTGTCAGTGATGAAGTTGATGAACTCAAGCAAGACTTCGTCTGGTTGTTTGGCATAGCGATCAATAATGTCTGCAGTGATTCCAGTGATATCAGTAACTTCTTTTGTGATATCTTCCTTAGGTACCATGAAGTCTGATTTTACTACTATGGGAGCGTCGTTATCTATCTCATACAGAGCATATCCTAGCTCAATAATACAGTCCTTCGTAACGTCCAACCCAGTCGTTTCCGTGTCTAGTGCCAAGAATTTCATGCATACCTTTCAGTTAGGGAGACCGAGCAAAGAGCTTATAGGATCCACTTCTATGTAGTTCCTAAGCACCCAGTCTAAATCATGCATATTATCTTCCAGGTCTTTATCGGTGAAAGTCAACGTGCAAAGTAGCATTTGGCCCTTTATCATAACGTCGCTTATATGAGCAGAGGATTTCTTGGATCCTTTTTTAAAAAGAAAAGGGTTGCCGTACACAAGACTAGCAACCCTTACCTTCTCGGCGTTCTTCATGCCCTCAGGAAAATCTACTTCCACAATGTAGGGAACTTCTTCTTCCTGATCATCAAGCATTAAAACTTTTCACCTACATTCTTTGTGGCTGGAGCTGGGGCTTCTTGATAAACCTCCTCAACTACTTCAGCGTCTACTACAGCTTTGCCAGATTTGAATGTCTGGTACCACTTTAGTAGAGTAGGCTCTACCTCCGTAAACTTAATTGTAGGCTCAACTCCGGCCATTTTGAAAACAAAAAAGTTACCCTTTTCATTTTTAGTGTGCTCGGATTTTAAAGAGATTGTGAAATAAGCAGCGGGCTTACCAACATTTCTTGCTCTTAAAGCTACTGTAGAAATGTCTTGACCAGCCTTAAATCCTGTCATCTTAAATGAGATGATACATGGAATTGCAGAAGCGTCGTCTAGGTCTTTGTCCAGCATAGATAGAACATTGATAGACAGCACGTATCTAATCTTCTTGCCTTCATGCATGAACGGCTCTCTTGGTTGATTAGCATTGGCTGCAGTGTACTCTTCGATCTTAACGAACTCAAACTTTCCGTTGATCTCTTCTTCAACAACCCAGTTCTTGAAGATGTAAATTGGAACGAACTTAAGAGTCTCACCCTTCTTCGCAAGCACCATACCAGTAACAGAATCAACCATTTCACCTGGCATTGCTTTGCCATCGGCTACTAGATCACTCTGTGCCTGCATAAGTAGAACGCGTGATATACGAACGTCCTTTGCTTCAACTTCCTCGCTACCCCAGGAAGCACTCATGTCTGTGGTCACTGCTAATGCACTTGTTTCTTTAATCGATACTTCTTTTTTCATACTTCTTCCTTTCATATTACTTCTGTCTAAAAGACAGAATTTGTTGTCTAGTCGGTTCACCAAGGCCTGGAATTGAGAACATCAAGTTGCCAGCCTCTACTGCAGCTTCAGCCTCTCTACGATATAAACTATTAATCGTCTGGCTGTGTACTGTGATAGTAGATTCAAACAAGCCCCGATCCTTAAGCCAAGCAAAAAACTGTTCCCTTGACTCGGGGTCCTGTGGCACTCTAACTGTCTCTCTTACCTGCATAGAGATACGTCCTACTTTACCAGCATATGAGCTGATCTCGTTCGTCTCTAACATTGCTAAAGCCTTCTTCTCTAATTCGTCTAACTTCTCGTTCACACGCTTAGATTCCTGCTTAACTTTATCACACTCTTCTCTCTGCTTCTGTATCTCTTCACAAATCTGTTCAAACTCAACAATTGTATTCATTGTTGTCCTCCTTATTAGTTGATAGCATTATACTTTAAATTATAGATAGTGCAAGCACTAAATATCAAAAGCCATTGTTTTTATAAGCTCTGCGCCAATTTCTTTTTTGGCACTAAGCGCCTGGGTTATGCGTTCATCAATAGTTCCAGGGCAAACGAGATCAATACGTGTGACAGAAGAATGTATCTCACTGCCGCCTCTGTAGTTTCTAGCTTCACTTTGGATGTCGTCTCCAAGCTTGAAGTTTCGTGAATAATAGATAGAAATATCACTAGAAATAAGGTCGATACCAATACCCACACTTTGATTACCGATAACAACTCTGGATTCACCACGCTCAAACTCCTCTACTGCAGCAAACTTTTCCTTCGCTGTCTGCTCGCCCGTTAACATTACATACTTAATCTTGTTCTTCTCTAACATCTTAGCTATCTGCTCATGGTTATGCCTGAAGCAAGCCCACACAATAATCTTATGCTGGGGAGCCATCTGCAGAACTAACTCCTCCAAAGCATCAAGCCTTGGATTCTCCTTGAACTCCATAAAACTCCCATCATCCAGGGGCATATAACCAGTGGTGATCTGCTGAAGCCTAAGGGCCTTAGTCATAGCAAGAGAAGCTACGCAAGCCTTGTCCTGTATGTACGTGACAAAGTCTCTCTTCATAGTCTCATAGTGCTTCTTCTGATCAGGACTCATGTCCACCCACAATTCCTTCTTGATGAACGGTGGAAGATCCAAGCACTCCTCTTTCTTAACGTGCATAGTGCACGAAGAAATCTTTTCCTCAATGTCTTTACCACTGCCAGTGATAGGAACCCAATTTGGAAAATGCTTATGCGAAGGCATCCCAGCGTTGGCATCTCTAAAGTACTTAAGCTTAAAGAAGTGGAACTTATTCCCAAACCTTTCACCAAGATCTAAAACATACATCTGCGTGAAAGCATCCATCTGAGAATTAAGGATCGGGGTTCCAGAGAGGATGTACCTAAAGTACGCCCGCTCTGCAATCTTCATGACCTTCTTACTTCTCTTAGACGTTGGATTTTTTATGTAGTGACTCTCGTCAACGATCAATACACTTGGAGTAAACTCCAGTATTGCTTCGTACAAATCATCGTTAAGTAAAGCATCATAGTTCAGAATGAATATCTGACCCGGATCCTTTTTCGTTTGCTCTAGAAAAGTTTTTGTTTTAGCAGCGCCAGTACCTTTGAGAACATGGATTTTAGAATCGGGGATCTTGCTAAAGATTCCCCATTGCTTCTTCCAGTTCTGCAAGGTGATAAGTGGCGTGATGATAATGGTAGGTAGCACTCTCCCATACTCGTTGTATCTACTTCGTACAGTGTGGATAACGGTAGCTGTCTTACCTGTTCCGACTTCAAAGAAGAATCCAAAGTAATTGCGTTCAAGTGCTCTCCTGATTCCCTCTTCTTGATGCTTCCAAAGTTTCATACTTTGTCTTTCGGTAATAGTTCCCTAAGAATACAAGCAGCGCCCAGATAGTCGTTTGTACGAGCATTAGAGTCGAATTTGCCATCGTAGGTATAGCGACCACTTGGATGAATTTTGTCAGTACAAGACCACAAATAACAGGAAGCAAGCCCGCGTTTCTTATACCCCCATCCATTGTAAGCCTCCATCGACTTAAGCATATCAACGATTGTCCATTGATCTGTGTAGTTATATTTATCCAAGCCATCAAAGCGCAAAGCATCTACGGCAGCCTGTTGCCAAGAATCAAACGGACCACGTCCGCGGGGAACATTGCGAGTAGGACCGGGGAGCGGGTCGCCATTGTGTAAGCAAGTGTTGAAGTTAAGGCTCGCTTCTCTCCAGTGAATTGCTGCCACCATCTGCCATGGTATATGGGTCACGTGTTCGATAAATACGTAGCGGTTTTTATTATCATAGATAACCTGGATAGCACGAGTAAGATCTCGTAGCTGCTCCCGATCTACTACGAATGATCTATATCTGTCGAAGTACCAGTCATCACTTCCAAAAGCGTACTGCTTCGGGGCCTCTACCTTTGGCTCTTCCTTCTTTGGAGGATCTACCTTGGTTGGTTCCTCTACCTTTGGGGCTGGTTTAGTTAGCCAGGATTTTATTAGTGTCAGAATCTTTTGTAGCATATGCAGCTCCCCCTTGATAAGGCCTTGTTATTGTATTCTTTTGTTCTACCCAGACAATTAAAAAGTGTCCGTTCGATTTCTGTAGAATATATTCAATGTGTCCATCGATCACTAGATTGATAAAAGGATCTTGAATCTCTTTTATAGTCACTTCTAATTCATCTACTGTCACACTCTTTGCGTACCATTGTTTAATCATAAATCCACCTGTATACATGGTTGAGATAGTCTGTTCTCATGTCTGACTTTGTCGTGCCAATACTCAATGAAAGCATCGATGTCTTTGATTGCTATGTACTTCATGCACTCATTTTTAAATTCACTGTGAACTTCAATTGTTAGTGTGTCATCGAAAAGTTCATATTTAACAGATAAAGAAACCCCATGAAGTCTTGCGAACTCTAGCAATTTGTTTAAGTCGTAATTATTTTTCATTTCTTATCCACCTCATTGAGCGCGTCGTGTGCTACCATACAATTTCCATCACAGTAGTCAGTCCCGAAGTCTATCGCTATTTTCTCCAAAGCCTCGCGCATTATCTTGTTTTGGCGTTCTAGTTCCGCATAGGCGGAGTATTCGATGACATGAAGGCAACGAGGGTCAATTAAAGTTTTATTTCTATCAACATCAAATGGGATGACAAAAGCCTCTCTGTCGTTAGATTGTTGCTTTATCCAAAATTCTCTCGGCTTACTCATCTTTTGCCCCTTTATAGTCGATTAAGGCGTGACGGGCGCGTCTGCCGAAATCATCTTCAATAGACGAAGTTTGTTTTTTATTGCCAGGAATAGAGATGTTTACACAATAGTCTAGGTATTTAGCTTCATTTGCATAAAATTCCAAAGCCTCCACAAGCTCATCAATTTCCTTCTGCATTTCAGCTTGCATCCAATTGGCTCCGTCAATAAAAGCATCAAGTGAATTTGTATTAAATTCATTCTTAATTTCCTCTTCATTGTAAGCTAGTGCAGCATCATCAAGGCGTTCTTTTAGTGGTTTCATTTACAAATCTTCTCAAATTTAAAAACAGGCGGATTAATATAAATGTTTCCACTGGCGCAGTCGATAACCCTAAAAGTCGTGCTGTTTATATAATCATTACAAATATCTTCTCCGATTTTAACTTTGGCTTGGCAAGATTTTGCATTTTCGCCTGAATTGCAGCCAATTAGCATTATCAATAAAAATAAATATCTCATCTCTCACTCCTTAAAGCGGCTTTCGGACATGAACTGGGGCCCCCAGATAGCTCCTTATCAACTTTTTAACGTCTTACGGATAACTAATGTCATAGTCCTACTCGCCTATATATTAATACCTAACAATCTCAGTGAAATTTCCTTCTTTACCTGCTATTGCCTTAGTACCAAAAAACATTGCTGTTTCTATGTGGGTTTTAAATACCGCTTTTTCTCGACCTTCTGGCATTAACTCAAGAGCCTTTTCGCAGGCATCTGCCATTTTACTTTTTAATAAAGCAACCTCTTCAAATCCCTTTTCATTTAACTTGTGCGTATCGAACATATTGTCCCCTTTTGTTATTCCCACAACTCACCCGTTAGTTGAACAAAGTCGGGCTAGGACTAATCCCTTTTACTGGCGAGTGTGGGGGTTCAACTAAATCCTAATTTCCTATTGTATCTCTTCCTGCAGTACTCATCCCAGAACTCAGCAAAGTCTGGGTGACCAATCAAAACAGGCTGCCAGTACATCCAATCAAAGCCGCACTTCTTGGCAGCAAGGACCGGGGACCAGCCCTCTATAAGTTGCTCTTTAAATCTTGGTATTAAAGCAACGATATCATCCTTGTTTGTTCTCTTAAGAGTACGACTCTTCTTCTCTGGTGCTAGTAACATCCCGACTCCTGAAGGATAAACTGCTCTTCATCCTTTTCTAACTCAGGCACAGCAACTTCATAAAACTCACCAGTCCACTCATCAAGAAGGACTGCGTAGTTTATAAAACGCTTGCCGTTGTCATCTTCGCTGAACTCGTAAAATAAATGTGGATCCTTCATGTCGCCAGTGTTGGGGAAAACACCCGGCTTGAAACGATAGCTCTTAGAGCTTTTCTTATCTACATAATCATAGACATTATATTTATAGATCTCACCCTCCGGAACATTTCTAATATAATTTAATACTAACATATCTGCCTCGCTTGATTATTTCTTCGATTCACTTTCTGAGTACACAGTGAGCACATATCTCCAAGGTGTACTTTATGCTTTGGTATAAAACTCTTTCCACATTTTGTGCAAGCTCTTTTTCTACATGGTGTGCATATACCTGATGCGTTAACAACCATGCGGCCGCACCCTTTTAGGCACGGCTCTTTATCATAATGAGCGGGCATCTGCTTCCTCCTGAGAAAGCTCACCATCGATCACATTCTTTAAATACTTAAGAGTCTGCTCGTATGAAGAGAAGTGAAGCTTTATAAGCTCACCGTGAAAATCTAATCTTAAATAATATCCGTTAACTAACTTTGTAATAGTTACAGAGTCTAAGATCGTTTTTATATTTCTTTCATTTAATAACTCTATCGGGTCCATGACTGTCTCCTTGTTGATGAGACAGTGATAGCATAAATTATTCGGGGATCAAGAAAATTTTTGTCTTTTTTTACGAAAGCAGAAATTCTTCCTAAGTTCCACCGATGCGTTATGGCAAATTGTCTCCTCAACATCGCTATTTAACGATGTGTGATATAATCCAACTTCTGCCATTACTGCATGAAAGAACTCATGAAAAAAGATTTCTTCTTTATCATCCTTTGAAAGACCGTGTGTTATGAAAATTGTCTTTGATGCGGGGTCTATGTAACCATCGACTGGCTTACCGTCCATCGTAAGCCTCCATTTATATTGAATTTTCCAAAGATTGCCACGGATGAAAATTTCTTTAGGTATGTTCATTAAACCCCTTAAGCGAAATTTTTCTTGCCTCGCTCGTTAAATTATAGCTACCCTGGCACTTCAGCACAACAAACCAAAGGACAAAAATCATGATTTATCTGTATAAGAAACTAGGACCGGGGGCCATGGTCCAGATCCCAGGCGTGGGATATAACTCAATCCAGGAGCTATTTACCAAGGGCTATTCTGGTCGAGATAATACAAACATTTATTATTCCGTGCACCATACTTTACCTGGAAATGAACGCTACTTCACAAAGTGCGAATATCTCTATTACGACATCGACAAAGTCGACAAGACTAAAGGCTGGGAACTTTACCTTAAGGCCGTGTCAGAAGCTTTGTGCATACCAGAGAAGTCAATCAACGTGGTGTTATCTGGTAACGGGTACCACTTCCTAATCAAGCTCACAAATAATAGGCACTTCAACGAAGACACCTATTTCCAATCGCTCAGACCTTATTATAAAAAAAGCATGGACCTAATTTCTGCAAAGCTAGCAGAAAATAATATCCCTGGTAAAATTGACATGGTCTTCGATAAGGGCCGTATCCTAAGAGTACCAGGTACACTCAATGAAAAAGAGGGACTACCCACAGTAGAAAGCTCTTTGCTTCAGATCTCAAACGATGAAATTGATTTTGATTTAAAGTCGGTTAGTCACTTAAGTGTTATTGTTAGTGCGAGAAGAGACCAGGCTCAAGTGATCACACAAGAGCCTACCCTCAGCATCAACAACAACAGAGAACCATTGCCAGCTAAGGTGGCAGAAGTTCCAAGTGAAGTCAAGGAAACAATTGCCCCTAACTATTACGAGTGGATCGGGGGACAACCAGATCAAGAGGGAGTTCTCACAGGCTGTGAGTTCCTCAAGTGGTCAGCATTAAACCAAACCGAAGTCTCTGAACCCCAGTGGTATGCAGCTTTATCTATTACTTCACGCCTTCCAGACTGGAATAAAATCAGTCATGCTATCAGCTCCAATCATCCTAAGTACAATGCGCGGGAAACAGACGAAAAGATTCAACAAGCTCTACAGTCTGCAGGACCTAGGACTTGTGAGAATATCTCATGTCTATGGGATGGCTGCGGAACGTGCCCCAATAATGGCAAGGTGAAAAGCCCCATACAACTCACAGGCCCTAACTTCATCGCCACAGAACAGACAGGCTTCTACAATATAGTGCAAGCAAACAATGGCCGCGTGAAACACGTACCAAACTATCAAGACCTGATGAAGAAGTTCACTATCGAGACTCCATACGTCTCCAGAAATGAGCAAATCTACACTTGGGATGGCTTGGTATACAATGAACTCCCAATGATCGCCGTTGAAAATTATGCCTATGAGAAAATGAACCCTAAGCCAGACTCTCGCATAACTGCAGAATTTAGGAAGCTTATTACCATGACTAACTTAATGCTTGATAACCAAATCGGGGTCACTAACCACAAAATCAACCTAAAAAATGGTGTGTATGACCTACTTTCTGGTACATTGGCCCCGCACTCACCAAAGAATTTCTTCACGTCTCACATAGACTGTAACTTCGAACCGGGGGCCACGTGCCCTAACTTCAAGTCTTGGTTAGAAGAAGTATGCTCACACGACAAAGAAAAAGAGGAAGCACTTCTTGATTACATGGCCTATGCACTAGCAGGAACCGATCAAGACAATGAATTGGTTTTAATCCTCACAGGTGAAGGCCAGAACGGTAAGTCAACCTTTATGAAAATCATGAAAATGTTGTTTGGTACGTCTATGAGTTCCACTACCGCCAAGAAGCTCGCTAGCCCCTTTGGTAAGTATGCCCTAGAAAATAGAGCCATATGCCTTTTAGAGGAAGTCCCAAGCTATAAAGATAGGGATTTCTGGGAAGAAGTGAAGAACATTTCAAGCGGTGGGTACGTAGAAATTGAACGCAAATTCCAGATGCCATACGAGCACCGTGTGCGCTGCCGCTTGGTAATGACTTGCAACAAATTACCCGGCGGAACTGACATCACTTTCGGATTCATGCGCCGATTGCTTATAATACCCTTCACCTATACCGTGCCACAGGAACAAAAACGCGGCGGATTCGAAAAGCAATTCACCAAAGAAATGCCGGGAATCCTAAATGAACTACTCGCCCGCATCGAAAAGCTAAAAGAGCGGGGCTTCATGCTCACTATTCCACAAGCGTCACGGCTAGCCGCGGAAGCGTACGAACTTGAAAAGGATAATATTGCCCGCTTCACAGTAGAAAAGGTAAGGATTCACTCTGAAGTCTTGCCAGTACCAAAAAATAAAGTCTCAGACGTGGTCCTATATACGTCGACCGGAATCCCCTTGATCAATATCCCAAAAGTCTACACAAGCCATTACTTGCCATGGTGTGAAGAGGAGGGCATCAAGTACCCGGAAACCAAGCGGGCCTTCTCAATAAACTTTATCAAGACTGTGAAGTCAAAAGTAGGTCTTGAGGTCGACCAAATAAAAAGCAATAACGGTGACCTTCAAAATTATGTCGTCGGCGGCATTATCCTCAAATAATGAATCGGGGCCCCAGCCTATGGGGTCACCGAATAAGCCTTGTCATACTTTCCCAGATAAAAATAGCAATAATAATTTGGCTGATTACCATAGTCGCCCGTCTCATGATAACTGACCGGGGCAATCTCACGGACTATCGAATAGACTTTTATCCCAAGCTCTTTTAATTCTTTGGGCTCCCGGTCTATGTGATAGGGATTCACACAATGACCTTTTGTAAGATCTTCCGAGACTTGCATCGGCCCCGCTTTCAATACTATGTTGACTGTGCTGTAATGTTCCCAAGTGACAGACCAAACATAAGGCTTTGGAAATGCCTTCTTAATTTCTTCTCTTATTTTCTTTACTTTGTCTTTCTCAATGTAAGCCATAATTACTCACTCCTTTTAGTGTCTAACAAACCCGCTGTTATCTTTTTTCGCCCTGCCCTTAGGTAACAAACCCACAACTGAATTTCTTTTATCCAAAAATCTCAAGTCGTGCGCTAACCCATCAATAACGCTCTTTCCAGCAAACCTTTTAGGCAAAGTATCACCAGAAAAGACAACTGCATAATTATGCAAGCTCGCCGCAATTTCACTCGCTGAAGTCTTCTCACTCGCTGAAAGAGTTAAATGATAATTTGCAGGAACTACTCGGCCCGGAATCTTGGTGTAATCGTAAAACTGTATATGTGAAAACTCGGTAAAAAGCTCGGGGGCTACAAGCTCCCATCTTATGTCTGACGTTCCGTTAAGCCTAACCGCTGGCTTCATTCCAAGCCTTTTCGCTTTTCTCTCCAGCGCCAGAATATCTTTTCGAAGCTGCGCCTTGAAACCAGAAAGGTCGTCTAGAAACCAAAGTGTCTTCTTAATGCGCGCTTGCTGGATAGACTTAAAAGCGCCCCTTCCCGCAAAGTATAAACAAGACTTTCTGCAGCCTGCAGAGGATCCGGGGCATAAATTAACGCCTCGCCGTGCAATACTGTGCGGTGCCAAATAGATGATCCCGGTCAGATAACCAAGTGACTCACCAAGTGTAGTTTTTGCATTTTCGATTGCTAAAATCTTCATAAAATTGCCTTTCTAATGAATTACATAATGTCATGCGTTTGTGATATCAGTTATCTATTGTTTTTTTAATTTGTGCAAGCGATTTCTGCATGACGTGCCGCTTCAGTAAGCAGAGAAAAAAGTGCTCCAAATCGAATTAAATGCCAGTAGAGGAGAGGCTTTTTTAGGTCGAATTTTGGAGGTTTGCTGAAGCTATGCGTTATGATGTGGTGCGGTGAAAAAAGTGAAATTAAATTAAATTAATGGGGTGATGCGGCGGGGGTCATTATGCAGTGGGTTGGTGTTCGGGGAGCCAGAAAATACCAGAAAATAGGGGAAAAATGAAAATCTTTCCTGAAGCGGTGCATTGATAAGGTAAGTTTTTGATATTGCAGGGGGATTTCTAGGGTCGGGGGTATTGCAGTGGGTGATTATAAAATAGGCTTCCTGAAGCGGTGAGTCGAGGTTTCGGCCAATAAAATCAATTACTTAATGCGTCGCCCCGTCTAGGTTATTAAGTATCCTCTTTAATACGTAAGGAGAAAATATTTTATCTAAATACCTGGTTTTTGTCACACTAAGTCAAAAGTTCCAAACCCCCTAATATCGCTTTTTTTACATAGACGTAATTTGGATTTTGAAGGCCTACTTTGCTGAAGCCACGCATTAAAGATATCATAAAATAAAACTTGAATTTTTGATATATTCTGCAATCGTTTATTGCCTCCCGGTCCGATTGGCCGGGTCTTTGGTTCTGCCCAGCTTGGTAAGCGCTTGGTAAGACCCCCGCAAACTAATTTACAGCCCATTAGCACCGCATCAAGTACCCTGGACTATAAAAGCTATATATAGGAAGTTTAACGCGCCGCTAATGACCGATTAAAAAGAAATGAAAAAAATACAAAAAATTGTAAAAATTTCAATTTGTGATTGTAAAAATTACCCGGTGACAAAAATTGTCACCGCGAAGAAATTACCCGGTGACGAAAATTGTCACTGGTGTGTAAAAATTTCATGTCAAATAATTTATTTACTTTTGTAAAGATTACATGGCCCCTCTCATGTAAAAAATACAAAATCATTTTTATTTATTGACGTGCAAAAATTACAGTGCCCCTCGTGTAATAATTACAAATCAAAAAATATGCATTGACTAACTGAAGATCCGGGAGCACGTGCGCGCCCGTTCAGTTTTTATTTCTGGTGAATGTAGCAGTGAAAATAATTCATGCAATCAAAAAGTGAAAATAATTCATGCTGTCAAAAAATAATTAATTATTGCTTGCACTATTAATTAATAGTGTTACAACTGGACTTGTTCGAAGCATGGAGCTTTGAATAAAAACAAAGGACATAAAATGAAAATACAAGTAAAGGTCTTGCTAATCGGTTCAGTGCTAATGACTGCACAACTAATTAGCTCGTCATTATATATTTACAGTCAAAATCAAAAGATTGCGGAGCTTAGTCAAAAGCTTGCAAGTCAACCAACACAATACAGAATTATTCAGATTGAACCCACCGGAACAATTGAGTATAGAGTCAAGGCGCTTGCACGTGAAAACAATTAAACTTACAAGTACATCGGACCCCGGCCATGGCTGGCTTAGGGTCCCGGTCCAGCTAATCTCTAAGACCGATGTTTATCATCGCATCTCGGAGTTTTCTTACATAGACAAGAATTTTGTTTATCTCGAGGAAGATTGCGACGCTGGCCTAGTAATCAAGTCACTAGAGAGCCAAGGTTACAAGCTTGAGATAAAGCATAGGAACGTAGAGCGCACGAATATCAGGAACAAGGCCCGATATTCTGCTCTGACAATTGCAGCCGCGCTTTACTTTAAGTCAGTGAAGCTTGGCCCCGGTGATGCACCACTATTCAGCCCGGAGTTGCTAACATGATAGCAATTGCAATCTATTTCATTATCTTTGCAACTTTTATCCTGTAGCGGTTCCTTTGTTTCCCGCTACTTGATCGGCTGGGTATTGTAAAAAATACCCGGCTTAAATTATTATTTAATACTGCTTGCACTAATTAATAGTTGTGTTAAAACAGTCTTGTTCCCGCGATGAAGCGGGACAAAAACAAAGGAAACACAATGGACAAAAAGAAAATGAACCAAATAAAAAACAGAATCCAGAAAGCAAGACTAGGATTCGGAGTGATGGGGTCAATGATACTGATATACGAAAAGGAAGCAATGGCCCCCGAGACTAGACAACAACTCGAGGCGTACTTAACAAAGTATCCGCTTGAATTAAATTACTGGGCTTCTTTATGAAGCCCCTCGCCCCCTGACTATAACTTCGATGTATCGCTAGCCGTGCGGATATCCGCACACTTGTTGATCATTGAGTTGATCAATCATTCCGATTCAGGCTGCTCGCTCCGCTGACCCGGGGGGTGGGGGGTCTGGCGCGGGGGTTTGCTTGTAGTCTTTTATAAAAATTCACCCCGGACCCCGACCCAAACCCCTATGACGCACCATCCCGAGTGTGCGATCCCCCTGGTACT